ATGTTATCACCAATGTTTAACTGAGTAGAATCAATATAAGTTAAGTTACCAGATACAGTTAGATTACCAGTGACAACTAAACTGCCAGCAATTGTACCACCAGATGCTGAAAGTTTTGTATTCGAATTTGTGAATGCAGCGTTAGCTTGTATGTAAGCTGAGTTTGCATAAGAACTAGCAATAACAACGTCAGTTGCTGTGTTCTGTGCAGTGTTGTATGCCAGAGTAACACTATTTGATAATATCGATATTGTATTTGATAGAGATATTACCAAATTCGAAGTTGCTTGTGCGGTATTAAAAGCAAGATTAGCTTGTGTGTTGGCTGTTGATGCGGTGTTGGCAACAGTATTAGCCGCAAGAAAAGCTGCATTAGCATATGAACTTGCAGAGTTTGCGGCATCTCTAACCCAAGGATCAACTGCATTGTTGGCAGCCAAGAAAGCTGCATTAGCATATACACCAGCACTCAATGCATTTGTATTAATTGTGTTTGCTAAATTATATACACTATTAACGTGAATATATGAAGAATTTGCCAAAGCCAATGCTGAATTGGCTGTATTGGATATTGTTTGTACACTAGTTGGATTTAAAACGTTGGCAGCTTCAAAGGCTGCATTTGCGGTGTTAGCTGCAGAATTTGCTTTATCAAAACTATCTTGTGTTGTAATTTGTACCGTGCTAACATTGATAACTCTACCAGAAGAAGCAACAGAAATAATTGGTATATGAGTGGCATTACCATAAATTCCACCAGTAATAATATCACTTAAATAAATGTCTACTGCTGGATATTCATCTCCATCACCAACTATAACATTACCACTCAAGTCACCAGCAAAATTTAAGTGAACCGGAGTTGCAAAAGCATTTGCGGTGTTTGCAACACCTCTTAAATTACCAATAAACGTATTGGTAGTAATGTTTGCATTTGCATCACGATTAACTATAGTATTTGCTGTTGACGCACTTGTTCGGGCTTCAATTAAGTCTGCATAATATTTACCACCAATAACATCAAAAGAACCATTTGCATTACCAATAAACATCTTATTGGAAACAAACGAATATGCAAATTCACCAGTGTCTAATAGTCCTGGAGTTGGTGCGGTATTAGATACCGAATATTTGGTTATGATTATGGTTGACACTTAGAATGTACCGCCTCTAACTGTGGGTACATCTTTGACAACATATTTTCCTGATCCAGCTTCATATGTTAACACTTGCCCATCTAATGCGCCTTGGGTCTCAACATTGTTTAATTGCGACAAATTCAGATTTGCTGTTCGTGCAACTGTTACAGATGAAATGGTTGTTTTTTGTGGTTTTACTTGTACTTGTATTGCCATTTTTATCTCGTTACGTTAGGTAGAACGGTTATGATACCTTCAAAAATTCTGGTGACTTCACCAGAATTGTTATCAATTTCTACATCATAAACATATCTACCAGGCGTAAGATTGGCAGTGTTGGCTGCAGTCATGGCCATGGTGATTTCACCAATATTTGGTGTTGAAACCGTTACATTAAATGAACTTTTTGAAGAGGAATAATATGATTTCCTCATTTGTGACCGAGCAACATAACCAACAAGGTTCTGACCTACGCCGGTACCGTCATTTACAGTAATGACAGTATTAAATGTTGCACCTTGATCTATGGTTAGTTCTACAAATTCAGCCACAAGAAACTCCTTACTTTTACTTATTTATAATGAATCGGGGTACAATAAGTTTTATTTGTTAAGTTGTTTCTTGATTTCCTCTAATTTATCATCCAACTCTTTGATAGCTTCAAAAACTAGACCCATCATTTGGCCATAAGCAACACCTTTAATTCCACCGTGTTCTTCAACAGCTTCAGGTAAAACTACCTCAACATCTTGCGCTATCAAACCAGTATGTCTCTTTGTTTTATCATCAAGGTCATTTCTGGTATATGTGTAACCAGTTAGTTGTCTAACTTTTGCAAGAGCATCACCAATCTTTTCAAGGTTATCTTTAAGTTTTCTATCAGAGAAAGCAGTAACATTACCACCAGCAGTAATAGTGCCAGAAACATTGAAATTTCCACTGTATGAACCACTCATACTTAATGTGCCAGTAGAAGTAATTGTACCACCAGTTAAACCATTTCCTGATCCAACCTGTGTGACAGCCGAAGTTAAATAACCTTGACTAGTCCATGGAGTACCTGTAACAAATCCACTGTTATTTGTTAACTGACTTGTTGCAGTTGGTATAGTTGGTGCACCAGTTAATTTGCTATATGCTAAACTGGAAATAAAACCAGGATTTGAATAACTCTGTGTAGTATATACACCACTAGTAACTGTGTCTGCATTGCCTGCTGTTGTTGCTTTACCAGAAATATCAATTGAATATGTACCAGACATTCTAGCGGATGGCACAGTTCCCGATGTTAAGTTACTGGCACTTAAATTGGTCAAATCAACATTGATTGCTACCCAAGAGAATGCAGATCCAGTCCATTGCAAATAACGATTGGCTGTACTTGGTGCTTCTATGAATGTTGTTGTGTCAGCTGCAGATTGCACTGGTATTCTTCTATCAGAACCACCAGCAATATTAGTCGCTTTCGCTGCTAACAAACTTGCTGCATTAAAATCTGTGAAGTTACCAGCATTATCACTGTACTGCCATCTTGGAGGACTTACGTTTTCGTTCCATCTAATAAATGCATCACTTGAAGTACCACGTTTAACTCTGACACCACCGTTTTGTGTTGGACCAGATGTATCAGACAATCCATTATTGACAACCACAAAGTTGCCATTTGCACGAATATCACCAGAAATGACAGCATTATAACTAAGCAACTGTTTTGCATTGGGGAATGTTACATTACCATTAATTAACAAGTCACTTGCTATAGTTTGTGATGATGCAGATGTTTTCTGTACCGCACCAGTTGCAAGAGTGTTGGTCGTATTTGCTAAATCAAAAGCACCATTGGAATGTGGTCTTGCGTAAGTATCAATTGAACCAGCAGCAATTGTATTTGCTAATGCATATGCTGAGTTAGCATAAATTCCAGATGTAACGGCTTTTTGGTCAGCAACCGCAGCCTGTGCTACACCAGTATTTGCAGTTGAATATGCCGCATTTGCATGTCTGTAAGCGAACGTTGAAAATGTTAATGTTGTATTTGAAGAATCAAAAGCTCCATTAGCATGTAAATAAGCACCAGCAGCAGAACCGGATGCAATTGTATTTGCTAATGCGTAAGCTGCATTTGCATGTGACTGTGAAACGTTTGCACGTGTATAGGCACCATTTGCAAAAATACCAACAGTATTTGTTGTGTCGATTAAGAATGTATTTGCGGTATTTGCGGCCAAGAATGCGGCATTTGCATAAACACCTGCGGAGTTTGCAGAAGTGTAACCAGAATTTGCATAAGAACTGGCAGAATTGGCAGTAGTGTAAGCTGAGTTGGCATAACCACCAGCAACAACTGCGGTATCATATGCAGCCTTAACAGCACTTGGTGTTGCAACGTTTGCTGTACTATTACTTGTTACTGTTGCATTTAAGAAGCTTGCATCCAAAATGCCATACAAACTTGAGTATGTGTTACCTTTGGAAACTTTCCATTGGTCATCGGTTTCATCCCAGCGAATAAACGCATCCGTACCAACTACACGATTATTTCTTATAGATGCATCAGCATTAGTTGGTGTATTTGCATTTAGTGTAAATTCACTAACTTCATATTCAACATTACCCAATGCGGTCCAAGTGCCTTCAACTGCAATGTTACCACGAATATATGTTGTTTGTAGAGTTGTTTTACCATCAACTGTCAATACTTCATCTTCAACTGTATTTGCATATACACGAATTGAACCGCCAGTTTTTACACTCAAATTATTTGATACATTAATCCATGCGGCATTTGCAGTGGAAACTTCAATGTTATTTGAAATTAATGTGTTGGCAGTAATCGTATTTGAAGACGACAAATATGTGATTGAAGCATTTGTAACATTAGCATTACTTGATAACAATGTTCGTATCGTGCCAGTATTAACTGTTGCAACGTTTGAGATCAATGTTACAACGTTACCAGTAATTGTAGTTCCAACCAACGCAGTCAATGTATTAATTGTGGCAACATTGGATAACAAGGTGATAACATTACCAGAAGTTATCGTGCCGTTTGTGATTGTAGAATTTGTAGAAACAAGGTTCTGAACAGTACCATTATTGATTGTTGATACGTTTGATGTTAATGTAACCAAGTTTGCAGAAGTTCTTGCTACCAATACAGTAACATTACCATATGTTGTATCTAATGTATTTGAATTAATATCATTAGAATTCAATAAATTGTTGTCGATTGTACCAATGTTTGCATATGGCAAATAGTTCAGCACACCAATTGTAGCCACAGTAGCCGTCAAGTTTGCAGTAAATACATCATCAGCATACATGTAAGTACTTAAGACACGATTAATAGTTGCCGTACCAGTGTTAACATACATCACGTTTGCCAAACCAGTCAGTCTTAATATACCGGCACTTGTAATATTTCGGGTAACTGATACGTTGCCGTTTGCAGTAATATTCTGCACATATACATTGTTAACAACTTGAACATCCGCACCAACCAAGACGTTATTGGCTACATTTAATGCTGTTCCTGGACCCGTTACTCTGATTGTTCCGCCTGCAATTAAGTTACCGGTTGCCGCACCGACAACACCCAAAAACATATTGTTGGCAAGAGTTAAGTTACTTTGAAATAGTACATTATTTGCCACAGAAAGTGGAGTACCCGCTGCCGTAATAGAGACATTTGCTGTGTTAGAAATGAGTAATTGGCCTTGGTCTTTTTCATATGTGTTGAACCCCAAATCATTCAAATCTGTTGCTGATTTGTTGGTCTGGATTCTCCACTGGTCAATGGTGTCGCTTCTGGCAATTGTTGGTATAGTAGTCGTTGGCATCGTTAACCTTTAACTCTTTTTTTCTAGTAATGTTTTTAACAAGTTTTTAATTTCACTAAGGTCATCATTCATCGAAGACACTTGTTCTTTTAATGTATTTATTTCTTCATTTTTAGACAATAAATTTTGTCTAATTTTCTTCCTAGCTTCATTTTCTAGGATAGCACTCTTATTGGTGTTAAGAAGGGCTTTGTTGCCCATGTCCTTAACATAATTTGTTCCTTCAACTTTTACTTGCATCTTATCAACCCGATGGTAAAGCAATTATTCGCAAATCTTTGACTGACGGAACAACAGCTGGATCTGAAGAAGTCATAACAATTTTAACTGAGAATGTTTTGAACGTATCGTAAGTTACACCATTATCGGATGTATATGTTGCCGAATCCAATGTTAATGAAGGTCTGAATTCAAATTCAAAGAAATCGGATTCATTTACGGAAACACTTGTTGTTGGATTGAAACATTCCATTTTCTGATAGCGTCTATCTCTAAATGTTGTTGAATCTGATGAAGACAACAATTTGTAGAATACTGTAATATCTGTGCCAGCTGGTTTATTAACTGCCAGGAAAACACGCAAATCACCAGCATCAAATCCATCTGCAAGAACAACTGGTTTAGTAATGTATTTGGCCAAACAAGGACCAACAGAACTGTCATATTCAGAATTTAACACAATCGCTGCGTTTGAGGTAACGTTTGCAGTAGTATTTGCATTTGGATATGAAATTGTAAAATCATCCAAGTAACCAAAACCAGATGATGAAACATTCAATGAAAGAACGTTACCTCTTACACCATCACACGACATGAACACTGTTGCGCCTTCACCCGTAGATGAATTGATAATGATAGTATTTGAATTTGCGTATCCCGCACCAGGACTAATAATATTGAAGTCTTCACTGTTAATTTCTGCATTATCAATATAGTTTTCCCAAGCGTTTAGGTGTAAACTCTCTAACGATACGATTGGAGAAATAGTATCTGTACTTGTAGAGATTTGGTATTTAACTGTAAAGTCACCTTTGTCTACCAATTCTTTTCTTCTAGAACCAAGTGTGTACTTACTATCTAAACCACAATCATATTTAATTTGTGGAATCAAGCTTCTATACTGAGTCTCTTTGGCACCATTAACTGGTGTTGAAACAAAATAATAATTAGATGCAACAGGAAAATCTGAAGATGGTTTGATTGAAGTTTCCAACAATCTAAACTTGTCAACATAGTATGTTTTAGGTGGCTTCTCGGAATCTAAACTGAAGTATGCAGATGTGCCGGTTACAAACTTACAACGATTCAGTGTGAACATCAAATCTTCATTTAGGAATGGAACATATTCCATTGAGTTTTGTGATTTATACAAAGTACCAACGTATGGGTTTTGCGACACAGTTTTATTTGCTGTCGTCAATGCACCCTTCTCAGCAACCCACATTAAATAGTCTGGACTATTAGACAAGACAACTACCGCATACAAACCTGGACTCAAAAACACAGGAGATGGGAATGTAAACTTAGTAGCTGTTGATGTTACATCAACACTCGGTGAGGAAGAAACATTTACTTCTTCTGGTCTCTTTGTTGTTACAGATTCTTGATACCAGAAATCTGCAGATGGCGCACCATTAACAGTTGGTCTGATTTGAACAGTAACTGGCAAAGTATCATCTTTGGCACTGAAGAATAAATCAATACTTTCAGCAAACAAACCTAGTGGATATTTTTCAGGATCAACATAGAATGTTTGAGCCAATGGATCTTCTACTGGTGTTGAAATAACATTGTCAACAACTGCTTGGTCAACAACGGCAGTTGGAGTTTTGCTTTCTGCAGCCGGTGGTGGGTTGTAACCAGTACTTGTTAGAACTGATGATGTGGTTGAACTTGAAAGAACTTTGGAAGTTGTTTCACCTGTAAATTTGGCAGAGGTTGCAAAATTATATACAGTATTAAGAAGATTTGTTTTCTTAATAGCAACACCAGATGATACAAAAGAAGTTTCAGTGAATGAAATGGCATCTTTATCATAGGTGTTATTGAAAGATTCGGTAATACGCAATACCCGTTCACCCGTTCTAAATGTTGCTTTAGGTGGATATAAAACACCACCAACATCACCAGTTGAAGTGGATTTATTTGAACCTAAAGAATATGACCAACTCAAACTTCTTTGTGTTGATGATGTTGTTTCTTGCACAGTTGCAACTTTTGTTGATGTATTATAAGCAATAACATTAAATGTTGCACCAGAAACAGTTGCGCCTGAAGTTGAACTTTCAACAATACCTTGTTGTTCTTCAGCAGTACTACCAATTGATCTCACAAGGTATAACACATTAGTATTGGCAGAAGCAGCAATATTAAACGATGGTGCGTCTGCAGCCAAAGTAATAGTTGTGGCACCAACGGCACGTGTTACACCAGACTTGTGTTCTTCCAGAGTTTCAATATATCGTAATGATTCGGAGTTAACACCTTTGATGTATTTACCTTGTAGTGAAACACCTGTTTCATTAATTAAAGATACATTTCTTCCAGTGTCTGCATTGATAATTCGAACAAGTTTATAAGTTCCAGAACGAGCTTTATAATTTGTCAAATATGTTGCAGCTTGATTTTGGTCATCACCAATAACCGCAAGTTCACCTGGTTGGAATCCATTTGTAGGAAGACTAATAGTTGTTTTAATTCTATTCGGAACAACAACATAATTGTTAACAGAAACACCATCAAAGAAAGCAAAATATCTTGTGTCTGGTCGTAATGAATCACCAACAAAAGAAATTGCTCTCGATTTTAAATATGGATTGATTGAAACATCAGTTACATAATTGCCAAGATCAACAGTACTTGCAGTTGGTGCAGCAAGTACTTGTTGTGTGTATTGAGCACCTTTTTTAATGTATACACTATTTGTTGTAGTCTGTAATGTTCCAAAATCAGCATCTTTCAAATCATAACCAGAACCACTACTTGTTACTTGTACTGAACTTGAATCCGAAACTGTTTCAAACCATTTTGAATCAATAACTTTACCAAATGGATTATTTGAATCATTGTTCCAACTTGGAGTTTGGTCTGAAATATATCTAAATGAATCACTTATAAAGTTAAATGGATTCTCAATGCCTTGTAGTGAATTTAATGTAACTTTAGCTGTTGATTCTGTATCAGCTTCTGCTGTATATTCAGGAAACAGTTTCATGTTTCCTCTAAATGCACCATATAGAGCACTGGCCACACCCACACTCTTTGTTGCGGAGTCTTGTTGAGCGAATGGTATTGATGTGTAATCCATCATCAAGGATTTCTTATCACCAGAACCAACAGCACGATATGAGCCAGAAGAAGCAGCTTGATTCCAAATCATTTTAACTGTACGCATCAACGAAGCAGGTTTTAATAAACCATTGTCAACCATACAACGATTATCAAAACCAGCATCACCATATGTTGCTTGAACTGAATTGTCGGAGAAGTTGTCAACTAAAATACCATACTTGGATCTTTCTAATCCTGTGGCATCCAATATTTTAGAATCATTTGCATTTCTTTCTAACGTATTCAACGACACATAGTATTCCAAACCTCTAATTCTAGAATCAAAAGCACTAATGTCTTTCATTGTGTAACGTTTGTTATTCTTAAAGTCAGCACGAATGTCTTTAACACTCTCAGTATATGCAGGCACAAACATTGTGTAGAGATGCAAATCTTCCGGACCAACTGGTGGTGCAATAGGTGTAACATCAGGTTTACCACTGATGATTGAGAGTTCTTGTGAAGGTTTGACAACAATTTGGTCAATCCTTGGCAAGTAATATTCAAAAGACAATTCGGCCAAAGAATCTGGATCAGGATTAACTGCACCTGTTAATACTGTACTTGCAACATCTCTTGTTGGTCTAAAGTCGAGAGCTGCACGTGATGAAATAATCTTACCATCTTCACGATTAAAGAATTTTGGTAATTGATTATATGTTAGATTGGTCGAACCAGTATAAGAATCAACAGTAAACAAACCATTATTTTGTGGAGATGGTGCGCTACCGTGATTGAAATATTTGTACTGAATCATCAAAGATGAACCAGTTGGTGAACTATAACCACGTTTCAATTTAATTGTTGCGTGGTCATAATGTGTTTTTCTGTGACCATTATCCAACTCATAGTGGTCAGTTACATCGTGTGCTGGGTCAGTCAACATTGACATTGTAATGTTGCCGGTATTTGTTTTGGAATCAATAATCTTAACGATTTCATAAACGTCAGCTACTTGCAAACTAACTGGAACACCAGGAGTTTTTAGTTTATTGAGTGGAAAAGAACCACCAATACTCGAAAAGTCATAATGTGTTACACCAATACTAGGGAACACATAACCACCAGTAATAGCGGTAACGGTACCAGTATTGGCGATATTCAATGCATCAACATCATCTAAAGTGTAAGGAACTCTTTCGTGCAAATAATCGTTTGCTGGAAATAAAGACTTTGTTCTGATTGCACCGTTTGTACCATCTTCAGCTTGATTGACTTTTGTTTTAACAATAAAATCACAACGAACAGCAGCAGTATTCAAGTCAACTTGAATTGTTGTACTATCAACAGCAGTAACTGTGAATAAGTTATTTGCTAATGATAAAATGGTATTTGCAGCAATACCTGATGCTGCATTTGTTGAAGATGTGTCGGAACGCACCAAACAAACAATGTTTTCGAGAATAGCAGTATCACCTAAGACACCACCTGATCCAGCAAAAGCAAACGTATCTGTACCAACAGTGGAGAGTGTAATTACACCGCCACCGTCTGATAACTTGTTTGCATAAACTTTATTTGCAAAGAAATCAAAGTTTGTAATTGTTCCTTCTTTTAAAGCTTCAAAAGGAATTGCAAACAACAAACTGTCTCTATTTTTTTCTGTAATATAAGCATCACCTGATGAATCTCTTGACTCAACGTTAACATCACCACCCCAAAGTAATGCGCCACCAGAACGAATCACTAAAGATTCTGCACCAGAGAAACCAGATTCAATTGTGAAGGCATTTGAAGATGGAGTAAATGATAAATTGGATTCCAATCTAATAAAATTTGAACCAGAAGATTCAATTCTAATTGGTGCCAAATCGGCGCCAGCGCCATCAGTAATGTGAAAATACATTCCTTGATATGAGTTTGCTTGTAATGTCGTACACCATGCGGCCGGCAATATGACGTTTGCAGATGCATTACCAGAAGAAGCAAGGTTACCAATGATTGGTGTTGTGTTAGCTTCAAAAACATTCAATCTATGTGTATGTGATGAACCTAATGTTGTTGTGGTTGCACCATTATACTTCATGTTATTGACACGAATTGTACCAATTTTTGTAGAATTATAATATGCTGTACCTTGTTTATCAATATATTGTTTAGGTACACAGTGAATATCTAATGTTGGGAATGTAGTAATGTCCAAGTTTGTTGTACCTTGAACATTCTCAACAATAACATAACTTGAATAATTTGTAGGAATGTCATAATCTGCAACATTAGCAGTCGCACGACCACGATATACACCAATCTTAGTTGGTGCAATTGTTTGGAATTCATGTCCAGCAACATAAGCTTTACCTGGATCCAAAATTACACTAAAGTAATTTGGGTCAGCATAGTTGTTGTTGGCACGATTTGCATATTCTTCTTCCAACGTTAAAACGAATGGGTCAACTGTGTAGTTACCAGATTCATCAAACGTTCTTCTAGCCAAAGTTTTTTCAATTTCACTGTAAATTGGAAATGCAACTTCTTTAGTTTTAACACCATCAACGACACGAATAACTTCAAAAAATGCGGATTCGTCCGCTGAATCTAATGTGCGTTTTGATAATCGTGTGATAAGTTTTGAACGTGTGGCACCAGGTGCTTGATAGTTAAATGAACCTTGGGCAGGATCCAACAATGAAGAATCATCAATCTCATCATAGATTTCTTGGTCAAATTCGATACCAATTTTATATGATGGCAAGACGTTAATTGTTGATGTGTCATAACCTAAGCGATAGAATGTTTCAAGAACTAAAAATTCAGGTAATACTTTTACAAATTGACCCTTAAAGTAATATACACCTTCTTGTATGCTGGCAACATATGAACGACCGACAGCACTTGTTGCGCTTGCTTGTGCAAAAATGTTTTGACCAGAAATTTTCATTTCGTCAGTTTCAACGAATTTTTCACCACTCAAATACTTAACGACCAAGATAGGATTTGTTGTGGTGTTATCGATTGCAATAACTTTAGCACGAACAATTTTAGTTGTGTTATAACCAATAATTGTTTTGTTTAACCAATTTTCCAATACAACATCTTCACCATTATATTGTGTATCCAACTGAATGTAGTATGCTCGGTCATCAAGTGAGATTTTACCACCAATGATTGGACTACCACTCTTAAAGATGTGATTACCAAACTTTTCAATTTGGTTTGCGAGGATGGTTTGTGCTTGAGTTAATTCTCTGGCTTGGACTGCATATCCAGGTCGGAATAAGACACGCATGAAGTTCTTATCTTCATCGAAGTCATCGAAATATGGGTCGTAGTTGAAAAGAGTTGTCATGTATTCCTCGTTAGAAACTCAATATAAATTTAATTCGGTCCGTTTGGTCAGGATCCCTAGTCAAAGGTTGCTGATTGATAATCATTAATGTTTTACCAGAATATAAATTCAATTCCGGATCTGCTTTTGAAACACCAACTCGAATCGCACCACTTAGGTTACCTTTGATGGTTACGTTTGGCTGAAATGTTCCCAATGTGTTATTTAAGAATAAGTTATTTGTGAGTTCATCAAACGAAATAACTTGTGCTGAAAATGTTGAGTTATCTATTGAATCGCCTTGATAAACATACTCATCATTATTGAAATCACCAATACCTGGAGACACATTAATCTTTGTGTATACATTATATAGTTGTGCAGAAGCCAAGGTTGATGTTCCAAAAACGTATGGATTTTTAATCAATGATATTTGTCTGAATTCATTTTCTGCTGGAAAATCACCAGACTCGCTGCCGTCAAAATCAACATTCAACATAATTGTGTTGGCTGAAAGTTCTTCCACTGGATCATAACCATGTCCATTTTGTGGTGCAAGTGAAATAATAGCAGCTGCAGCAGAACCATTACCACCCGTAATATCCGTAAATATTACATTAGCTTTTGTATAGTTTAAACCACGACTCTGTACAATTACGTTTTGAATTCGTCCATTTGATACATTGGCTTTCAATACTGCACCAGTACCATCACCATCAACTGTTATAATTGATTGTGTTGAACCATCGACATAATTATTACCACTATTCGTAACTTTCACAATATCAATACTACGATTTAAAGCAGCAGCACGTACAAATTTATTATAGGTAACCGGCATCCAATCAGAAGTTAAAAATCTTTCCTTTTGAGAGGTGTTTAAAGTGTACATATACTTCCACTTATATCCGTCAGTAGTTTGGAAATATGGTTCTTCCAATGATGTGGAAGATAGAAATAGTTGTGGCTCATCTGTGGAATTTGCACCGCCATTATTATCTAAACACTTAAAAATTTGGTCTTTACTATTCAAAACATAGTAATTTGCGTTGCCAGAATCATATGTGTAATAACTAGTATTCGAAGTCCAGTTTCTTCTCGTAACAACATATGAGATATCATTCAATGACATCCTTTTTGCAACAATAGCATTATCCCAACACTGTACAAATGATGGTATACTTTCTGTTGGTGTAGGAACAACTTCCGTTCCTGCGTTCCATGGAATTTGTTTACCAAGCATTGCAAAGATATAAGCCTTCTTAGATTGTGGCAAATAATCGTTTGCACCAATATCAAATAGAAAGGTGAAATCTTGAGCTAACTCAGTTGAGAAGTTTTTAGTAATTATTGAAGACATGTCTTTATTTATTCAAGTTTTTGGTGATATGTTGCCACAAAGGTCGAATTTGTTGTAAAATTGGTGCTAACTAAAATGGTGTTGGCATTTACAAAAGTAACTTGTTTTGTGTCATTAAACAACAAACTGATATTTGCTGTGTTGTTGGAAATACCAAAATTCGTATAGGTATAAATTGTGTTTGCGTTTATGACTTCGGTTACAGTTGATGTGTTTCCTGTAGATAACTTGATAACATCATTTGCTTGAACATCATTAATGAAGTTTGTTGATGTACCCACAATAACATTAGAAGATACACCAATATTAACCGTACCACTAATTCTACGTTCAACATTTCTCAATGTAACATAATCACCAACAGAAATGATGGATGATAGATTTGGTGATGCACCTGTAGCAACCATTCTATTCGAACCATTTGAAATATTGAATGTATTGCCTAAAGTTGTTACGGAAATTATTTTTATTGTGCTGTTTGTTCTTGCCGCATTTGCTTCATTGGCACTAACTCTATTCACAAAAGTTTTTGTTCCAACAGGATGCACAACATCATTTAAAGCCTTCTTAAACTTAACATAATCATTTTCGGTATTAATAACATATGAAAAATTATGATACTTCTTAGAATCTTGTAGTCTCTTGTCTGCACTTAATTGACCATCTTCATTCAAGTAAATACCAGGATAACGAATCAGACCATTCTCAAAACCAGCCGTGGCTTTAGCTTTTCCATCACCATAATACGATACTGTCACAACATTTGCAGAAACTGTATTGTCGTTTGATATAATTTGTGAAGCAACGTTAAATGAACCACGATAATTATAAATTCTCATGTGGTTATTTGATGAAACGTATCTATCAACAAATGCTGTCCAAGTTGTATTTGTATTAGATGTACCTTGATAAATTTTAGTGTTAGCAACAAAAATTTGACCTTCGGTAACATTTGATACAATTAAGTCAGCATTACGTAGTGAAATTTGTGGTGCAGAAATATAATCATAACCATAACTGATAACACGTAATGAAGAAATTGATCCAATTCTAGTTGTTGACAGTTCAAGTTCCTCACCATCACCAAGAATCTCTCTGGCAATTAATGAAGCTCCTGTTCCATTAGCTGTGTTGATTGTAATTAATGGTAAATGTGCAGCATCATAACCTTCACCACCACGAATATTTTCTGGTGCGTAACTGATTGTTAAGTTTGCTCTGAAACCTGAACCTGAACCAGTATTTGAGGTGAAAGGATTTAATGTTGTCGTTGGACTTGTGATGTATTTACCGGAATTAGAAACGTTAACTGAAGTAACATTGCCACTACCATTAACAGCCAGCACAGTCAATACAGCAGAAGTTCCAGTTCCACCAGTTGCAGTGAATGTATTACCAACACCGTATCCTGTTCCTGCGGTAGAAATTGTTACACCAGTCAGTGCGCCAACACTTTTCTCATTAAACTCCACAACTTTAACACCGTTGTTTGCAGCATGTACTTGAGTGATTTGAGCATTAGCACCAAGACCACGGCCACCAGTAGATGTGAATATCAAATATTCACCTACGTTATAATTTTGGCCACCATTGAGAACCTCAATACGTCCCAGAGAACCCAAAGCATCAAGATTCTTTCTCAATAGTTTGTAGACCATCAAGTTGTCAATGTTGTTTTCAAATGGAATATCTAATGTGATAGTTTCACTAGTTACTTCAGCAACTGTTCTGATTTCTTCATAACGATTCTTTACGAACAATTTAACCTTTTCACCAACTTCAAATGTGTCTGTTAAATCTTGTGAAGAATCTCTTAGTATGCGACTACCTTTAACGGCAGTACAAGATGTGATTACCAATAAATCATCACTATCTTCCAAATACATACTGTAAAT